AGCGATGTGCGGGTGGTGCGGCTCGACGATTTGACACATCCTGCAGGGGTGTACGTGTGGCTCACCCCGGCCGGCACCGTGCGGCTGGAAGACTTGGCGGCGTAAAAATTTTTCGACGGGGGGGGGGATGCGGATTCAGATTGATGTGCGGGGGTCGGAGGCGGTGCGCTCGGCCCTGCGGGACATTGGCCGGCAAGCGCCATTCGCTATGGTGAAGACGCTCAATGCGACGGCCAACGAAGCACAGACGGCCATCCGGAAGGGGCTCGGGGTGTTCACCCTGCGCCGGAAGGCGTTTGTGGAAAACACGATTTTCAGAAACCGGGGCACGGACTTCGCCAACAAGCAGCATCTTCAGGCGACGGTCCGTGTGCATCCCGGCCGCGACTTCCTTGCCCAGCACGAGGAAGGTGGGCAGAAGGCGCCAGTATCAGGGCGCTCGGTCGCTATCCCAATGCAAGCGGTGCAAGACGCGGCTGGAGGCGGCGTCATCCCGCGTCGCCTCCGACCGTCCGGACTGCGCACCAATGGACAAGTGCGCCGCATCGTTACCCCTGCTGGTGTGTTCCTCGTTCGCAATCGCCCAGGCAAGGGACGGGGTCGTCTGGAGGGGTGGCGCACGGAGTTCCTGTATCGCCTCAAGCCGTCTGTGCCGATTCGCCCTCGACTTGCGTTTCGAGACAATGCAAGCAAGGCGATCGATGCGTCATTCGAGCGCATTGCGTTGGCACAGATTGACGCACTGGTCAGGTAAGTCTATGTGCGACAACGACTTGGGGTCCTCCCCCGCACTCGGGTGCCCGCCGGTCCCGCGCAGCTCCGATGATTCACTAGCCACTGACTTTTCAGTAGTTGGATTCCATTTATGACCAAAGCGCGGCAGAACAGCCCCGAACGGGCGCAGTCGGGGGAGATTTCCGCCAGTGAGGCCGCGGAACGGCTCGGCATCACGACGAATGCCGTCGGCCAGTGGACCGCGCGGCCGAACGCGCCCGCCCGCAAGGTCGGCAACCGCGTGTGGGTGCAGTGGCCCGCCTTCGCCCGCTGGCGCGAGCAGGAGTTGGTGCGGCAAGCCAAGGCGGAAGTCTCCCCCACCGTCAGCCTCGACGAAGCCCGCACCCGCAAGGCGCTGGCGGAAGCGGAAATTGTCGAGATGGACTTGGCCGTCCGCCGTGGCGAGTTCGTGGCCGTGGCGGACTACGAGGCCGCGTTGGCGCGGGTGCTGGACCGGCTGACGGCACGGCTGCGGGCCATGCCGGTGCGCCTGTCGCACCTCGGCGACGAATGCGAAGCGGCGGTGGAGAAGGAAGCCGAAGCGGTGATCGTGGAGCTGTCGCAGTTCGATGAAGACGTGATCGACGAACCGGCCGGGGAGGCCAAGGAGGCGGCGTGAAGGACGAGGATCTGGAAAGGGAGATTGACGCGGCGTTCACGCTGCATGGCGATCCGTCGGCAGAGCCCCCACGCGGGGTGCTTGACATGCGGCACCTAGCCGAGAGTAAAACACTGAAGCGGGCGGGTTTCGGTGCACCGTTTGCTTTTCGGCCGGCGCCCATTTGGACAGGCACTAAGCGGTGACGGTCACCCACCCCGCCGGCCGCGCGGCCCTCAACCGCCTGACCCGTGACCGGTTCCGTCGGCACTGCCGGCCGTTGCCGAGGCTGACCATGAGCCAGTGGGCGGAACGGTATCGGGTGCTGTCGCCGGAAGCGACGGCGAACCACGGGCCGTGGCGAAACGACATTGCGCCGTACCTCGTGGCCGTGATGGACGCACTGAGCGACCGGGAGACGCAGGAGGTCACATTCGTGGCGCCGTCGCAGTCGGGGAAGTCCGAAGTCCTGCTCAACGCGATGGGCTACTTCATGCACCAGGAGCCGAGCCCGATGATCGTGGTGCAGCCGACCACGGAAACCGGCGAAGCGTTCAGCAAGGACCGCATTGCCCCGATGCTGCGGGACGCGCCCGTGCTGGGCAAGCTGGTGGGACCGGCTCGCAGTCGCGACAGCCAGAACACGATTGCCTCGAAGTCGTACCCCGGCGGACAAGCCGACATCGTGGGGAGCAACGCCCCGTCGGGACTGGCCATGCGCCCCAAGCGGTTCGTGGCGCTCGACGAACGGGACCGGCACAGCGCGAACGCGGGCGGGGAAGGCGACGTCAAGCGCATCGTCTACGCCCGGACCCGGTCGTACCAGCGGCGGCGGAAGATTTACGAGGTGTCCAGCCCGACCGATGAAGAAACATCACTGATCTGGCCGTCCTACCTCGAAGGGACGCAGGAGGTGTACGAGGTGCCCTGCCCGTCGTGCGGGGTGTTCCAAACCCTGACGTTTGAGCGGCTGAAATGGGCGCTGGACACGGCGGGGAAAGTGGAGCCGTCGTCGGTCCACTACGAATGCGCGGCGTGTGCCGTCAAGATCCCGCCGACGAAGCGCGGGACGATGCTGCGGGCGGGCCGCTGGACAGCCACGGCGGTGCCGCGGGTGCCGCACAAGCGGTCGTTCTGGTTGCACGGCCTCTGCGCGGCGTTCGCGCTGTGGGAAGAAGTCGCCCAAGAGTTCGTCAGCGCGAACAGCCAGAGCGACCCGGCCAAGCGGGCGTTGCAACTGCGGGCGTTTTTCAACACGACGCTGGGGGTGTTGTACAAGGACCAGCAGGCGGAAACGCAGAAGCAAACGCTGCTGGCCCGTGCGCGGCGGTACGACGGCGGCAGCGGCGACAATCCGGTCGTGTTTCACGTGCCACGGGATGCCGGGGTGCTGACGGCCGGCGTCGACGTCCAGCACGATCGGCTCGAGGTCATCGTGCGGGCGTGGGGCGTCGGGGAAACGTCGTGGCTCATCGAGCGGGCGATCTTGCGCGGCGATACGCAGCAGCCCGCCGTGTGGCACCAGCTCGACACGTACCGGCAGGAACGGACCTGGAAGCACGAAAGCGGTGCCGTGCTGACGATCCGCAGCATGACGATTGACGCGGGCGACGGTGCGATGGCGAAGCGGGTGTACGAGTTCTGCGCGCCTCGGTTGTACCAGCACGTGTACGCCATCAAGGGCAGCAGCAACGAGACGGCCCCGCTAATCCCGGCCAAGCCAACGAAGGTGAAGCCGGGGCGGCTCTACGTCTGCGGCGTGAACGGGGCGATGGACGTGTTCTCGCGCCGCCTGAACGCCGACACCGTCGGCACCGGGTACGTGCATCTCAACGACTACGCCAGTGAGGACTATGTGACGCAAGTGCTGTCGATGCGCCGCACGATCAACCCGAAGACGCGGAAACGGCGGTGGGAAGCCACGCCGGGGGTCCGCAACGAAGCGGCCGACTGCGAAGTGTACGCGTACTTGGCCCTGCTCTTGGGGCCGGTGCCCGTCGCGTCGCTGGCCGGTGAAGTGGCGCGGGTGAATGCCGACGGGGAGAAGCGGCAGGCGCCCACGCCGGACCCCGTGACGCCGACACCAGCCCCCACGCCGAAGCCCACCGGCACGTGGCTGCCACGACGCCGGGGGTGGATGTGAGCGGCGCCCCCACCTGTAGCGTCGCCCCCGCCGTGCAACAGGCGCTGGACGACGTGAGCCTCCCCCACGTGGCGCGGCTCATGATGTGGCACCTGAACAAGCGGCTGGACGGGTACGAGTTCCGCGAAGTCAAGCTCGCGTCGCTGGCCGCCGAGATGCGCGTGAAAGAGACGACGGCGGGGCAAACGCTCGCGCTGCTCCACACCACGGGGTACCTCGACATGCGGCAAGGGTTGGGGCGCACGAAAGCGTATCGCTTGCAATGGTCCCGGCGACAAAGCCGCGCCTTGGCCGCGTGAACGGGCGAAACCGCCCCGTAGCGTAGTAGTCGCGTCGTCGGAGTGTAGGACGCGGGGGGAGCGCGGCGCATCATGCGATTGTGCCTCTCCTGACTGCACTCCCGACGACGATCACGGCCGGCGATAGCGTCACGCTGTCGCTGTCGTATCCGGCGTACCCGGCGCCCACGTGGAGCGGGTCGCTGGCGCTGGCGGGGCCGAGCACGTTGAGCGTGACCAGCACGGCCGATGGTGCCGCCCATCAATTCGTGCTCACCGCCGTACAGACGGAGGCATTGGCCGCGGGCGCCTATACGGCGCGGGTGCGGCTCGCCAACGGGCTGACGGTCGAGACGGTTGAGCGGGCGCCGCTGACCGTGGCGGCCGATGTCGCGACGTTCGCGCCCGGTGAGAACGTGTCGCCGTGGGCGGGGATCAAGACGGAGGCCGAAGCCGCGCTGCTCGCCATGATGGAAGGCGGCGGCACGCAAATGGTGATGATCAACGGGCGGCAGGTGATGTACAACGCGCCCGATAAGCTCGTGGCGCTGATCGCCATGTGTGAATCCCGGCTGGCGGCCGAGCGCGGGCAGTTCGGGGCGCCGATCCGCTTCGATGTGGTCGGGCTGCGATGAAATTGCGCGCCCGGATCCGGCATCTGACGACGGCCCTGACCGGCCGCACGGGCGGGCTGTCGCTCCGGACCTACGGCGGGGCGCTGCAACAGCGCATCGTGTCGCGCTGGTTCGCGGAACTGGACGACGCCAACGGGGAGCTGCGCTGCTCGCTCGTGGAGTTGCGCGCCCGCTCCCGCCAGTTGGTGCGCGACAGCGGCGAAGCGGCGGGCCTCATGCTGGACTTCGAGGCCGACATCGTGGGCGCGTCCGGGGCGCGATTGCAGTTCCGGGCCCGTCGCCCGCGGGGGATGCCGCTCGACCCGCTGAACGATCGCGTCGAACTGGCGTGGGGGCTGTGGGGCCATCGGGATTCGTGCACGATCACGGGCGACCTCTCGCTCGCGGCGCTGCAACGGCTGATGATCCGCACCGTCATTCAGGACGGCGAGTTCTTGGCCATGTTCGAGCGCGACCCGCGCCGCCCGTTCGGGATGACGCTGCGGGTACTGGACCCGGACCAGCTTGACGAATCGCTGAACCGGCCGAGTGGACCGGGGCTTAATAGCATAATCATGGGCGTCGAAGTGGACGGCAACGGCAAGCCCGTGGCCTACCACGTGTGGGACCGGCACCCCACGAGTGCGGGCCGTGTCCGGTTGGTGGTCCCGGCTGCCGACATCGTGCACGTGTTCAAGCGCGTCCGCCCCGGCCAGCGGCGCGGGGTGCCGTGGTTCGCGCCGTCGCTCGTGTCGTGGAAGCTGGGCGACCGCTACACCGAGGCCGAGCTGTATCAGTCGCTGCTCGCCGCCGCGCAGGGCGGATTCTTCGTCAACCGGGACGGCACAGGCGGGCTGGAAGCGCCACGCGGGGAGGACGGCAAGCCGACCACCATCGTGATGCAGGCCGAACCCGGTCAGGCCACCGCGTTGCCTGGGGGCTACGAGTTCCAGCCGTGGGAGCCCAAGCACCCGACGGCGAACTTCGCGGGCTTCATGAAGGTCGTCAAGCGCGGCATTGCG